ACTGATACTGGGTGTTATGTAACTCCCGCAGCATGTTGCCAAGATGATGACGCAGGTTATTGTACAAACATAGGTGCAGATGGTTACGGAGATTATTATCAGTATCAGTACGACCCTTGTGCCCTCACCACCTGTGCTTCACGCTACCTAGGTAGATCTTTCTGCGGAGTACCTTCAGTAACCCCTAGCGTTACCCCTAGCGTTACCCCATCAGTTACTCCTTCGGTTACTCCAGCTTGTACTTGTAATTATGCGGGTGCCGGCTATTGTGTAAACGGCGTTACTTGGGCCCCTGAATGTTGTACGGGTACAGGGTGCTGTACTCAAGGACCTGCTTGCGGTAGCGTTACTCCTTCGGTTACCCCATCTGTTACTCCAACCGTAACCCCGTCTGTAACTCCATCGGTTACCCCTTGTAGCCCTAATGCTGGAAACTGGTGCGGAAGATACGGTAACGGAACTATTACCTGCGCTGGAACTTGTTCTGGAGACCATTGTTGCTAAGTTAAAAATTATGGTATATATTTATGAATAAGAAAAGGAGCACAATATGAGTGACAATTTAACACCGTGGCAAAGGTTTAAAGCTAACCAGGGAGAAACACGCCCTTGGGATCTTTTGCAAGCAGATAATAAAACTACGGATGAGATTGCTGATCAACGGTATGACATCTGCAAAGCCTGCCCAGAGTTAATTAAAATTACTAAGCAATGCAAAAAATGCGGTTGCTTTATGAACTTAAAGGTTAAATTAGCGGCCGCTGCTTGCCCTATTGGTAAGTGGGAATCCACAGAAATTAAGGAGCAATAATCGTGCGTAAAGAACATATAGCCCCAGGAATTGTTGCATTTTATGATGTTATGGAAGAGCCACAATCTTTTATCTCGGACATTGAAGGTCTGGTAGAGATTAAAAACTTGCAGTGGGTACCCGGAAATATTCGTTCTGTTGGAGATGGGGTTGACGTTGAGCACGTCCACACCCCTAGTATTAGAGAGGTAGAGACTATTGGAATCCCTGCTTTTGATAGGGATCCGCAGTTACGAAATAATGGCGGAATTCTTTTAGACCTACACACCTTTTTAAATCAAAACGTATATCCAGCTGCAGCCGAGTACGCTGTGGACTTTGGTATCCAACCCTACGCTACCGGAGAAAATTGGCAAATCTTAAAGTATGGCAAAGGCCATCACTTTGATAACCACATTGACGATAACAAGGCTTTCCCAAGAACCTTCTCAATTTCTTACTATCTAAATGATGATTATGAGGGCGGGGAGATCGAGTTCCCACGGTTCGATATAAAGATTAAGCCAGTGGCTAACCAGGCTATTGTTTTTGCGGCAAACTACGTCTATAACCACAAAATCCATCCAGTTACAAACGGCACTAGATACACCATCGTAAACTGGTTTGAGTAGGATAAACTGTTCTCATGCGTGGAGAACAGGTAATTGGCCGATTTAATATCAACCATGAACGTGGTTCGATTATTTCTGGCACCACAAAAGAAGTAGTCCGTACAGTTGGATACGTTATTGAGTGGTGGTTATACCGACCAGACCTTTCTTTTGTTGACCCAGTTTACGACGTAGGATCTTCTGGAGCTAACGGTGGACGACACTGGCACGGGCCTCATCATATTCCTGTGGTTAACGCAACTATTACACAAGGTGTTACTGTTCAGAATGAACGTGGTTTCTATAACACAGACGTACTTAGCCTTACAGTTAACATGGACGTTATTGATGGGTCTTCCCTTTCTGGTGGAGATTCTCTTCCAATTCCAGAGCTTAGGTTCTTGCCATCTAATCCAGACGCATATTTAAGAGACCGAATTATATTTAAAAATGAAGTGTTCCAACCAAAGCGTATTCTTCCAAAGGGAATCATTACAGATGACTACACCCTTTTTGATATTGACTGCTACCAGGTCAACCCTGAAGAGTTGGTTAATGATCCTCAGTTCCAAGATTTTGCAAACTACTCTCCATTTGATGCAAAAGATCGTTTTGTTAATAATGGGCAACCCGGATAATGCCTTTTAAATCAGAATCTCAACGTAAGTGGATGTACGCTAACGATAAAAATATGGCCGTTAAGTGGGAAAAAGAAACCCCTAAAGACAAGAAACTACCTAAGAAGGTGAAGAAAAAAAGTGGCAAAACTAAAAGTTAGTGGCAAAGTCCACGAGATTAAAAAAAATAAAAAAGGCGAGGTAATAGTAGACCACGCGGGAAAAAATGATCCAAAATGGGATAAGATTAATTTAACCAAAAAAGCTGGGGCTAAGACAGTCAAGGAAGGTGTAAAAGCCACCAAAGACTGGCATAAGAAAAATCCCCACAAGAAGGGTAAGTAATGGCTAAGAACCCATGCTGGGACGGATACGTTCAAGTTGGAATGAAGACTCAAAACGGTAAAAAGGTGCCAAACTGTGTACCTGAAGGCAAAGGCAAAGATAAAGTTCCAGCCCCTAAGAAAGGTAAAAAATAATGTGTAAATCATGCGGATGCGGATGCTCAAAACCTGGTTGCAAAGGTGCTTGCAAGAAGACCTCTAAGGGCCTGTCTACAAAGCAAAAGAAACTTGATTCAAACAAGAACGGCAAGCTAGAGGGATCTGACTTTGCTGCTCTACGAAAGAAGAAAAAGTAATGTGCGCCACCTGTGGCTGCATGAAGCCAAAAGATAAGCACGGTATGAAGACCCTAGCCGCTGCTAATAAGAAGTACGCTAAAAAAGCTGACTCAAAGAGTAAAACTAAAAAAGCTACTTTAGTCAGAAAGAAGGGTATGTAATGAAGCGCATGCCGTATAACGAGAAGAACGATAAGAAGCAAGACGCCAAAACCACTAAGGGTTTGGACAAGGAAGAAAAAGCTAAGTTTGAAAAGATGGACAAGGCTCATGGCAAGAAAAACAAGCCAGAAACTCAGACTGCTGATCGTAAAATTGACGAAAAGATTGTAAAGAAGATCAAGTCCAAAGAAAAAGCCCACGAAGCCAAGGAAGGCAAGAAGGGCGAAAAGGCTGAGGACAAGCGAGAGAAGAAGTCTAAAAAGAAGTAACGACTTAGGCCCCAAAAGGGGCCTTTTTCGTTTATTCTTGTTTTTGACGCCGGAGCAATCCGGAACCCTGCAGCTTGACCCCGCACTTCTCCCTTTGGAGGTTTTTAATGATTTATCTACTTGACAGAATGGCTCGTGCTGAAACTGAAGCCGATAAAGAGCAATTCGTCCGCGGTGTTTTAGGTCTAGACAAATTTCATGCTGGCTCAATGGTAGCCGGATGGATTGCAGGAAGTCTAATCTCTAAAGCAGTCGTGGGCCGTAAATGAGATTATCAGAGCGACTAAAGAACTCCATTACAGAAGGTGCTCGGCTCGATTCTGCCGTAACTACCAAATCTTTGCGTGACTATTGCCTTGCCGCTGGATGGCCAGCAGGGGTAGTAAACAACCTTTCTATTCAAAATGACGGTGATGAATACACCGTCTATTACCCTCCGTACTTAACTTCACAGGTTAACGATTTAGAGTACGGAACCCAATCTACTCAACCTGGCAACGTACTACGTAGGTTCTTAGAGTCTATTGACGACTCTCCGTATGCTGCAGGAATTTTGGGGGCGATCCTCTAATGCCTATTATTCTTAATGAAGATAAAGCCGTAAAAGCAATGCTCCAAGGAATTACAGTATCTGATAGCGGAAACGCTACTAGACCGGTAGGGGTGTGGTTTGGACAACCAGATCTTGAAATTCGTGCCCAGTCTTATCCATACATCACAATTGATTTTTTAGGGTACAACGAAGATTTCACAAGAGCTCATCGTGGAGAAATACAAATGCCTTACTTTCCAGAAGGAGCGGCAACAGATAAGCAATATATGACTGAATTTCCAATTCCAGTTTATCTTGATTATCAGATCACTACCTGGGCACGTCAACCAAGACATGACCGTCAAATTATTGGGGAAATGCTAGCTGGCCAACGCATACCTTTGCGTTATGGCCTCATTGTTATTCCAGAAGACAATACGGTTCGCCGTATGGACTTTCTGGGTTTTGCAAAAAAAGATACAACAGATGGCGATGGAAAACGTCTATTCTCTAATGCGTACACCATTAGAATTAGCGCTGAAGTTCTACCTGTAGTTCTTGAACAGTACGTCGCAGTAACGTCTACTAACGTCTCGCTTAATAGCCAGTCTACCGATTTCGAAACACTAACTACATAATATACGGCGCCCCTAAGAAAACCAACTAACCCTAAGGAGTAAAACGGATGGCTACATATAGCCGGCCAGGAGTCTTCATCAATGAAGTCGCCCTGCCTCAATCAATTGAATCTGCTAATAACGGCACGTCTCGTGGTGCCTTTGTTGGTAAGTTTGCAAAAGGCCCAACCGCAGCACCAGTACTAGTTACAAGCTGGTATGAATTTGGAAAGACCTTTGGCGGATTATCAGATTCTTACCCAGCAACATGGGCTCTATATACCTTCTTCGCTAATGGCGGACGTCAGGTATATGTAAAGCGTGTTGTAGGAGCTGCAGCTGCTGCTGCGTCAGTAACACTTGCTGACCGCGCATCATCACCAGTATCTACTTTAACACTAACAGCGTCTAACCCAGGAGTTTGGGGTAACTTGCTAAAGGCGGAAATTACAAGCGCCTCTACAACAACATTTAACTTGATCATCTCCGATGCTTCAGGTGTTGTTGAACAATTCTCTGACTTAAGCATGTCTAGCACAAGCTCTCGTTACGTAGTTTCTTACGTAAACTCCAGCTCAAGCTTTATTACAGTAACTAACTTGAACTCTGGAACAGCTGCACCAAACAACCAACCTGCAATTGTAAGCGCAGCAAGCTTTGCAAATGGTGCTGATGGATCAACCCCTACACGTACTAACTATCAAACTGCACTTTCTACATTTGATGTTATTACTAGCCCTCTACTAGTTAACAACGCGGATGCAGCATACGCTTTTGCATCAGGTGGCTTAACAGCAGACCGTGCAGCAGCAGTTCTCCTTCAAGGAGACGTAGCTGGATACGCTGAAGCTCGTGGAGACGCATTTGCAGTTATTGATCCTCCAGCAGGATTAACTGCAGCTGAAGCGATCACTTACGCAACCGACGTAAAGGCGGCTTTTGCAGCATCTGGAGACGGTGGAAACGTAGCTACTTACTACCCATGGATCGTAATTCCAGATTCACTTAGCGCAGCAACAGCAGCTACCCGCATCCTTCCACCAGGACCAGCAGCTATGGGTAAGTACTTAGAAACAGACGCTACTCGCGGTGTGTTTAAGTCTCCAGCAGGTTTTGGAACAAAGATCTCAAATGCAGTTGCACTTGAGCGCTCTCTAACTAATGCAGAGCTTGACAGCCTAAACGTTGCAGCAGCACCAGTAAACGCTATTCGTAACGTTCCTGGAGCAGGCATTGTAATTATGGGTGGTCGTACACTTAATAACACCCCAGGTGAGCGTTACATCAACGTTCGTCGTTCAATGATCTTCTTAAAGAAAGAAATTACTGATCGCAGTGCTTTTGCAGTCTTTGAGAACAATAGCGAACGTCTCTGGAACCAGATTCGTACGTCTATAGGAAACTTCCTTCGTGACTACTGGTCACAGGGTGGTTTGCGAGGAGCTACACCAGCACAGGCATTCTACGTACGCTGCGACGCTTCAAATAACACACCAGCACAAATTCTCAGTGGAAGAGTAAATATTGAGATTGGTGTAGCCGTAGAATACCCAGCAGAGTTCATTGTGATCAGCATCGGGCAGATCACCGGAAGCGCTTCGGCGTAAGGAGATAACAAAAAATGGCTAATGCATTTACTAACGTATTGTCTACGTTAGCAACGGATCCAATCCGTAACTTCCGGTTTTTGGTAGAATTCTTACCTCCTTCCGGAACAACAACCCCAACTTGGTCTTTTGATACCAAGATGGGCTTCACTTCTGTTTCAGGCTTAACTGTTGCAACAGAAGCAATCCAGTACCGTGAAGGTGGTTACAACACAACTGTTCACCAGCTTCCTGGTCAAACTTCATTCAGCCCGGTTACATTTAGCCGCGGTGTGATGCTAGAAAACTCACAAAATTACAAGTGGATGCGCCGTCTGTTCTCCGTGATCAGCTCAGGTGCAACTGCTGGTGTTGGTGCAGATTTCCGTTGCGATATTGATATCAAGGTTCTCAGCCATCCAAATGCTGCAGGACTTACCGTAGGTAGCTCAACTAATGCCGTAAAAGCAGGAGAGAACGCAGATCCTCACGTAGCCCTACGCTTCCGTATTTACAACGCTTGGATTACCAACCTTTCTTACAGCGGATTGGATGCCGGCGGCAATAGCCTAATGGTTGAAGAAATGACTGTAGTACACGAAGGTTGGGATGCAACATACGCCACTGACTACACTGCTTCAGCAGCTGTATTTAACGCTGGTGCTATTCAAGGTTCAGAAAACGTCAACCAGTAATAACTAACAGAAGGTACATAACATGAGCACAACTACAATAAATGCAGGACAAAATCCTGCGTTGGCAAATAAAATCGCAGAAACTTTATCAGAAGTTGTTGTCGAAGAGGCGGCGGGATCAGTTCCAACGATCACGATCCCGTCGCTTCCCGACACAAACATTGAGCTACCTGCAGGGTTTTACGACCCAATTGAAGACGCACTAGTAACTACTGCTGAGGTTAGAGAACTAACCGGAGCAGATGAAGAAGCTATTGTTCGTATTTCAGAGCCAGGAAAAGCGCTAATGACTATTCTTGAAAAGGCAACAGTATCTATTGGTGGAAAGCCAGCAGATAAAGAAACACTAAACATGCTTCTTGCAGGTGACCGAGAAACTTTACTACTAGCTATCAGACGAGTTACTTTTGGTAACGAGATTGAGCTAGATGCGGTTTGCGGCAGCTGTGATGCTCCAGCATTACAGCATTTTGTTATTGATTTAACAAACGATGTAAAAATTAAAACTTTAGATGACCGAATTGCAGATCGTAGATTTACTCTTGATTTGAAGGTTGGTAAAGTAAAGGTAACCCTACCTACAGGGGATGTTCAAAATAAGCTAGTCAATGCTCCAAACAAGAACTCTGCGGAACTTGACACGCTTCTATTGAGCAGCTGTGTATTAGAAATTAACGATGTCCCAGTATTGGGTCAGGCTCAAATTCGTAACCTTGGTATAAAAGATCGTAGAACAATCCTAGAAGAGATTGCTAATCGCAATCCCGGCCCATTGTTAAGTGAAGTAAAAAAGGCTTGCGGTACGTGTGGCCAGGAGGTAGAACTGCCATTAACACTGGCAGACTTGTTTCGTTCATGAGACAAGCTACCAAATGCTCATTGACTCCTATGATGTTCTAGCTCAATTTTATCCGGGCTGGTCTTTAACAGAGTTACGAAATTTATCGGTAAGGGAACGACTAGTGTTCTTATCGAAAGCAGCAACAAGACCTAAGGTGGTGAGTTAAAAAATGGCAGAACGCGATCCTAAAGGCAACATAGGGTTAGATTCTTTTGCAGTAGCTGGTAAAAAAGCTATTGAAGGAATTAATAGCGCTATGGGCAAAGGGTTAGACGACGCTGTCAAAAAAGCCACCGCTTTAGAAAAACTTTACGACAAAATATATAAGACTGTCGATAAAACAACTAAAGCTCAAAGTGGAAAGACTTCTAGCAGTCTTGGTTTAGCGGAGATGGGTCCTGGGGCATACTCCCTATCCCAGGGTACTTATGGCGGTGGCATGAGCCGTGGCCAGATGCTTGGCATGGGCGCTATGGCTATTGGTGCAGCAGGTATGGGCATTATGCCAAGTACCATGACTGCGGTATCTCAACGTTTAGCCGCAGAACAAATTGCGATGTACTCCACAGGCTCTCGAGGAGCTCGTGGAACTATTACCTCAGCTAACTCTATGGTTGGTCGTGGAAACATGACCAGCGCTATGGGCCCTACAATGGCTATGGGACAAGTCCTGTCTCAAGGTGGCTACGGGGTTAACTCGTTAAGCACCAAGAACATTATGGGCCAAGTTGGTGGCATGAGCGCCGCCTCAGGTATGTCAAACGAAGGCGCTGCAGGGGCATACGCAAGTCAAAACGGAATGAACCTACTTAGACTAGGTATCCGTCTTAGAGACCCTCAAGGAAACGTTAGAAAGCCAAACGAAGTTGTAAACGACCTTTACAACCGTTTATGGCGTGGATCAAACCCTCCACACCCAGAAGCAATGTTCTCTCCTGGAAGTTTTGAGTTTCAAACAATTATGGCAGCAGCAGGTGGAAGTCAAGAGGTATTCCAGCTGTATACAAGCATGCTTATGCTTAGAGTTAAAAGTAAGAAACCATTAACTGCTGGGCAGATGAAAAATGCCGGCGGTGTTCTAAACACTATGGGCGTAAAGGGCAGTATTCAAGGCAACAACTTTAATTTCCAAAGCTCACAGAACAGACTTCTAGGCGCTACAGAGCAAGGACTAGTTGGAGGATATAACGCCTCACTTACAGCAGCCGCTGGAGTGAACAATGGCATGGCAGCCCTTGGTGAAGTACTTCCAGGCGTTGTAACCGGCTTAGCGGCCCTCAAGGGCGTTCTAGAGACCCTTCCTATGGCAGGTGGTGCAGGCGCAACAATGTCTGGAGCAGCTGGTGGCATAGGCAACATGTTAATGATGCGTGCAGCTATGGGCGGTGGACGCGGAGGCGCAGGAGCACTTGCTTCCGGTGGCGCAAAAGTTGCTGGGGGAATGGGCAAGGGCATACCAGTTCTAGGAGCATTGTTAAATGCTTTTGCTGGGTATCAAACCGGCAAAGGTCAAAAAAAGTTTAACTGGAAATCACTACTATCAAGCGTTGCTATTTCTGGCGGTACCGGAGCAATGTTCGGTGGCCTACCCGGGGCTGTAATAGGAGCTTTAATTGGTGGTGCAAGTAATGCTGGTGGACAGCTACTTGGAATGAACCAGGGCGGCGGAGACGGTGGCCAAAACATTGGTGGATCAAGCTCATCTTCAGCGGCCGTGTTAAATCCAGGTCAAGGATTTAAAATTTCTTCTGATTTTGGTACTAGAAACGACCCTAACGGTGGGGGCAAACAACACCACAACGGAATTGACTATGAAATGCCTGTAGGTACTCCTGTACTTGCTGCTGCAGATGGAATTGTGGACACAGTAACTGTGCAAGCTAATTCAGCAAGAAGTTACGGAAGATACATTGTTCTTAAGCATGAAGGTTTTTATACTTACTACGCTCACTTAAGTAAGTCTCTTGTAAAGGTTGGACAAAAAGTCCGCCAAGGACAACAAATTGGTTTGTCTGGAGGAGCTAAGGGAGCTCCAGGATCAGGTTCTTCTACTGGTCCGCACCTTCACTTTGAAATTAAAAAAGCTAAAGGATCTTCTAAAAGCGAAAATCCAAAAAGTTGGTTTGGAAAAGTAAAGTCTAGTATTTCTAACTTGTTTAATAGTAAATCAGACGACTACAAAAATTTTGATTGGACTTCCCCAAGCGGGCTTTCAACCGGCAGTCAAATGAACGTATTTGGTGGAAGTAGAATTTCACAACTTATATCAGAAGGTGGTCCTTTAAGTTTTGATCAACTTTCTAATGGGGACATGACCTCTTGGGCAAAAGCGCACAGTACCCAAGATGTTAAAAACTATCTAGACTCAGCAAAAACAAATACATCTATAGACAGTGTATCTGGAGACTCTGGTGGAATGGCTTTTGGTTCTAGAAAAGGGTTAATCTCTGCGTTGTACAAACAAGGTTTTAGAGGAAAGTCTTTGGAGACTGCTTTTGCTGTTGCTTTAGCAGAATCAGGTGGACGTGCAAAAGCTCCTGGGGACCTTAAAATTCAAGACGGTACGTATGGCCCAAGTATGGGCGTATTTCAAATTAGAAGTTACAAAGACCCAAAGAAGTGGGGAGCGGCAGGTAAATGGAGAGACGGAAAGCGTCTTAATGACCCTTCTTTCAACCTTCAAGCAGCATGGAACATTTCTAAACAGGGAACTAACTGGAAACCTTGGACGGCGTATACGTCTGGTACTTTTTCTACATATCTAGATGATGCACAGGCAGCAGCTAGACAAGCGGGTATTAAAGTTGGACGTTACGGTGTAGAAAGAACAGAAGAAGGTTTGACCTACACCCACAAAGACGAAGTTCTTATGACAAAATTAGAAGCAGATAAACTTCGTAACCGCCCTACTACTGGTGGAGGCGGATGCGTAACTGTTAACATGAACGTAAACATTGCTTCTGCGGGTGTGGGAGAAGTTCAAGTACTTCTACAACGTTTTAAAGCAGCTCTTGAGCAAGATAAGATTATTTCAACAATCGGGAGTTACTAATGGCCGTTAAATACTATGCCGAAATTGTTCGAGAAACGCCTTCTACTAAAAATGTGTGCGACGAGCAAGTTTACTACGCTGTACGAGTGTTTAAGGGAGATACTACAGACCCTTCCGTTGAAGATCAACTTACTTCTTTTGCAAGAGTTGAAGTTGGAACTTCTGATGAACGTAGAGCCGTAGTTACAACAAAAAACGTAGCGGATTTGGTAGAAGGTCAAGTAATAAAGACTCACGATACTTTTTGGGACCCACTAGACGAAAACTACTTTAGAGTTGGCTTTACTTCAAGTAAGCCTGGAACGTATACACCTAAGTTTACAATTAAAATTTATGAACCATTTCAAGCTATTCTTCCAGGCTTATCCAATGCCTCAACAAGTAGCTTAGTAGCTAGTACTGAGCAAGCTGACATTAACAGCGGATCACTACCGGTTACTATTGTAGTTCCTAGACAAAGCAACTCTAAAAACTGGGGACAAATAAGTTATAACCCAGCTAAATGGCAAACCGTAACTATTCCTAGTATTGCCTTTACTAAAAAAGCAGTAGCTCCTGATAGAACTACCGCTTTAGCACAAGGATCGGCTTCAACTTTAGACGGTTGGGGCTGGGACAGCTGTAACAAACGATGGGTTGGTGTCTTCTTTTCTTACCAGTACCGTCAACCTAAGAGCCCTTATGCAACTAAAACAGCTAATCCAACTGACCCGCTTACTTCCAGTGGATACAACAAACAAATTAAGTACTTTGTTAAAGCCATTTTGCAAGCTGATTTAACTAAGTATCCAAATGCAACTTGGGATGACCACGTAGCAGCTGGACGTCTTAAGACAGTGTGGACTGCTAATGGATGGGACTGGGTTGCAACCGGCAAAGCATTTGTTGAGCCAAAAACAACACCTACTATTTCAACACAATCTTACAAAAATGACGCAATTGCTACTCGTAAAAAGTTTGAAAGCGCCAACTGTGCGGCAATCACAGGATCTCCAGCACCAGCTCCAGCGCCTGCAACAGTTACTTTAACTGAAAGCCTTAAACAGGCAGAGTCTTTTAATCCACCCCCACACATCATTACCCGCCACTTCTCACCAATAGCTTGGGGTGGAGACGGCATGTATGGGCAGGATAAGCAAGGTAACTCTTTAAATAATCTTGGCATGATTTACCAAGATCCAGATACTGTTACCAACGTAGCAAAAGTTTATGGATCTACCGTTCAAAAGTTTTGGGGTTTTAGATTTATGTTTAACCCTACATTTGTTAGCTATAGCATGAGTGCTAGCAATACTGTGGACTGGACTAGAGGTAACCCAAATAACGCAGTACTTATTACTGACGGCGTAGGAGGAACTATTAACTTACGCCTTGTTTTAGACCGCGTTGCAGATATGAATACCATGCGACGTTGGGATCTTGAAGGTAAAAAAGAGTTAGAAACAGGTAGGTATCCTATCAATCTTACTCCAGAACAATGCGACGGAATTTTGTACCGCGGAACTGAATATGACTTAGAGTACATGTTCCGAGTATTTAACGGTAATCCAGAAAAATCTACTCTTCTTGGAAACCCTAAAGGCAGCCTAGAAATGAGTACAGCAAACCTAGGTTATGTCACTTCTTTGCCGTTTGTGTTGAAGCTAAACGATCAACAACGGTACAAAGTAATCTTAACAGGCCTAAACGTTCAACATGATTTGTTTACGCATGACATGATTCCAGTTAGAACTTTAATTGACTTTTCAGTAGAGAGAATCCCAGACTTCTACAGCAAGAAGTCAAAGTATCTAACTATTGATACACAAACACAACTTATAAAGACTTTACCAGCTGCAGCTACAAATTCAAATAGCGGTGGCGGTGGCGGATTCCGTGGGGCGGTGGTTGATTAATGGCTGTTTTTAGATCTTCTAGATACTACACAGGAGACGCACAACAAATCAAAAATAAAACTACAGGTTTATTTAACTGGACTGTTTATCGTAAGTTTCCTAGTAGTACTCGCATAACTTACATCAATTACACCTGGGTAGACGGTGATCGTATGGATTACTTAGCTCAAGTATACCTAGGTAGTAGCATTTTATGGTGGAAGATTATGGACGTTAATCCTACTATTCAAAGCCCTTACGACATTCCTCCAGGAACTGTAATTAGAATACCTAAGGTGTAATCGTGGCTACGTCTTTAAACAACAATCTTAGGGTCACTCTTCCAATAGAACGGCCAACAACAACTACAGTTTCTTTTACTAAAACGCCTGATTTTCCTTTAGTATTAATTAGCGCAAGTTTAACTCAAGAACTAGACGCCCATGAGATACTTACTTTAAAATTTGCTGGAAAAGTAAACGAACAAGAAGGAACAATCGTTTCTGGAGATCCCGTAGAGTTTTATTGGAGCAATGGTCTACAAAACAGCACTTTTATTGGCTACGTTCACAGCATTAAACCTACTACTTTAGAAGCTAACGAAACGGAAGTTTATTGCGTTTCTCCATCTTATTTATTAAAAAATACAGATCAAAAAGTATACAAAAACGTAACCGCAGACGCAATTGTTAAAAAAATTGCGGCAAAGTACGGGTTAAAAGCAGTTACCCAAAGACATCCTAGAGTGTTTGCGTCTATAGCACAAGCAGGACAAAGCGATTGGCAATTACTTAGAAGTCTCTCTAAACAAACAGGGTTTGCATTAAAAACAGAAAAAACCACTATTTATTTTATGTCAAAAGATAAACTAATGTCGTCAAGTAAATCTTTGGCCCCTTATTTTTACACAGAAGATTCAAACCCATACTCAAGAGTAGCTATGCAGTTTGGAACCATTCATAATTTTAACCCTGTAATTTCTGATGATGCTCCGGATCTATTGGGAGCTACGGTAGACCGAGTTGTTTCTGGAATTCACGGGGTAAATAGCGAACCAATTAATACAACTCATAGCTCTAAACCAGGAAGTAAACCTACGCTAGGCGTAGTTGTGCCTAGTCAAGCGTACTTAGATGGTGATATTTAATGGCTACCCATTCCTCTACAACTAATAAAGCAACTTTTTTAAAACATTTACCTTTTGAAAGCGCTACTTCTCTATCTGATGCTAAGTACATTGCTTCAGATAGAGCTGAAGCTTTGCGGTATAAATACCGTGCAATAGCTAGACTTACCGGAAACTCTGGTGTAAAGCCAGGGCAGCTTATTTATTTAGACGGCCTATACCAGGGAATGTCTGGGTATTGGACAGTGCTGCGAGCTGAACATTTATTTGGTAGTGGAAACGCTACATATCAAATAGAGGTTCTTTTAGGAACAGATAAGCTTGGAGAGGTGTCTACGTCTATTGGTGCTAATACCGAAGTAAGAGATTTTTCTGCTGAGCTAGCAGATCAATCTCTAGATTCAGGGGCCTCAACCCTTACTGATTATTCTTTTGGTGTAAATATTGGAAACATAGAGTCGGCGGCTGTCTATGCTCAATCTAGTAAAGTAGCCCCTGTGGCTAACGCCCCTGCGGCAGAAACCACTTACGACCCAGATATCTATAAAAATGATGTCCCTGATTTTTCAGCAGTTAAACGAACTACGACTTGGACAACTTACTAATGGCGCATAAAACTGACGTTGACTACATGCTTGATCCGCAAGGTCGCCCTAGATTTTTTGGGGTTTACGAAGGCACTGTGGTTGACATAAACGACCCTTTAAAGAAAAACAGAATTAAACTATCTGTGACGGTTACCGGAAAAGAAGTGCATAACTGGGCTAGAGCTATGCTCCCTATTACGGTTAACTCAAACCATCCAGATCACCAAGAGCACACGGCTTCTCAAATAGCCGCCCTGTTAACCACCACTCCAGTTTCGGTAACGGACTCTAGAGGAGACACGGAGACTGTTCCGGCGCTTACCGTGGTGGCAAAGAGCGGGGCTGGTACCCTTAAGCATCCGCATAAAACAACGGCTAACACCACTAAAAAGTGGAACGATGCAACAGACATTGCCGCTACTGAGGAGCACACCCTGCACCGATTGCTACCTAAAAAAGGGCAAAAAGTATGGGTTATGTTTGTAGCGGGTTTTGCTAACGAACCAGTATGGATAGGAGTACAAGAACCTAAATGAAAGCTATTTCATACCCTTTTACTTTTGATCCGTTTGGTGTTGTTTTTACAACTGAAGATCAAACAAAAATATACCAAGATCGAATACTCACTTTGTTATCGACCGCTGTTGGAGAACGCCCTATGCGACCAACCTACGGCACTAACGTAGCTAAAGCTATGTTTGAAAATCAAACAGATGCTGTAACTGCAATAGACGCAGCAATTAGGTCTGCAATTGAACTTTGGATTCCTGAGGTTAACATTGAATCTGTAAACATATCAAGTTTTGACCCTAATGGGGCTGTAGGCGTATCGGTCAGCGTCAGTCTTCCCGATTTTACCTCAACATCAGTAAACATTTTAAGCACAACTTTAAATCCAGACGCGACCACTACGAGGTGATGAATAATGGCTAATGAAGTACCTTATCAAATAGATTATACGTCTAGAGACTATAACTCTTTAGTAACTGACTTAACAAACCTTGTTAACGTCCGAACTAACTACGCTTGGACCGCTGATGACCCAAGTGACTTAGGCACTGCCCTTTTAGAGTCTTTTGCTTATATGGGCGATGTTATGTCTTACTACATTGATAGAGTAGCTAATGAGTTATCTGTAGATACCTCTGCTCGTAGAAAAACTTTAGTAGACACCGGCAGTTTGTTTGGTTACCGAGTTTCAGGACCAACCCCAGCTACAGTGTCAATTCGATTTGAAAACATAAGTGACTCTGCTATTGACATTCCAGTGGGCACTCAAGTTTTAGCAACTCTTTTATACGGAGATTACACAGAAGTTTACTTTGAAACAACCCAAAGTGCTGTTCAATTAGCCGCAGGAGATAACATTACTCTTCTTGCTAAAGAAGGAAAAACTGTTAACACTGATCGTCCCGACTTAATTAGTTCTACTACAAATAAACCTTTGCCAGTAAATTTAGGAACGTCTACAGGAACAGCAGATCAAGAGTTTCAATTAACAGATACTAATGTAGTTGATAATTCAATCGTTGTTTATGTTGGTCAGGGAGAAGCTTTTTCACCGTGGAGCTTCGTGGATTCTTTGTCTGAATACGGACCTTCTGCTTTAAAGTTTACTACGTCTATCGATGAACTTGGAAGAACTTTTATAGTTTTTGGAGATGGAGTTAACGGAGCTATCCCGCCATACGGTCAAGTTGTTAGCGCACTGTACAGAGTAAGCGTAGGTGCGGCAGGAAACTTAGCTGAAGATACAGTTGAAGAAGTTACGTTTATTCCTGGCAATAATGCTCCAGAGGCTGTGGGGTACCTAGCAGTAACTAACGTTGCAGCAAGTTACGGGGGAGCTGACGGAGATGATAATGATCAAATTAGGGCTAAAGTAAAGAAAGCAATCTCTGCTCAACGTAGAGCAATAACCCTTGCTGATTATGAATCTCTTGCTAGTTTAGTTCCACAAGTGGGACGAGTTAAAGCTACTTCCTCTGTATATACGTCTGTAAATTTATATCTTCAAACTCAAAATGACGGGTCAATTACACCCGGAATTAAGAGCGGAAGTCCTACCGCTACTTGGACTTCAGTAGCTAATGCAGTTTCATCTTACATGGCATCTAAAATTCCAGCTGGAACTACATTATCGGTTGTATCGCCTACGTATGTAGACTTTTATGTAACTTTAAACATTACAGTAAAGCCATCTTATAAGAACAGCGAAGTTGCAAGAAATATTAGAGCGGCGTTTATTAATGCCGGCGGATTGTTTGCGTACGAGTCTGTTGAGTTTGGACAATCTGTTGCGTACTCCGCTGTAATTGCAAAAGCACAGGGAATAGACGGAGTTTTATCCGTAGGGGTTATAAAATTTAATGCCGACAATACTTCCTCTGTAGCTACATCTGGGGTTACTCTATCCTCAGGTAATATCCCAGTTTTGCAAACAGCAAACTTAATAATTAACGTCAGTGGCGGTTTGTCATGACAACTCTTATAACCTGTTAGAAAATAACCTAAACCCAATAGATAGGTAGAAAAATGGCCGCACAGTACCCCACCTCGGTTAGAACATTCACCAACAAAGTGGATCTTATTGACACTGTTTTTGCTGACCACGTAAACGTTTTGCAAGACGAAGTACGTGCTCTAGAAGTTAGCTTTGGAAACCTAATCCTTTCCTCTACTTACCTAGGAACTTTTTCTCAAACAACTACTTGGGCAACTGTAGGCGCTAGATTAGCAAATATTGAAGCTGGCCTTGTAAATGGAGTTGTAGGTTCCCCTTATTTTTTAAGAAGTGGTGGAACTATTTCACCAGTTTCTGGATCAGTAGGTTTAACTCTAAACACAACCGCAGGAACTGCAAACCTTTTTGAAACAAAAAACGCTTCAAACGTCCTTAGATTTAACATAAACTTTGATGGCTTGCCAAAAGTGGGTACCGCAAACGTACTTTACGTAGGAAGCACAGAATACAATGCTCTTAATACGACCGCTACTGCAGCAAACGTAACAGCTCAAGGAAATCCATTTAACCCATTCTTACTTGCAGGAATGTAATCGACTCATAGGGGCAACAACACATGGCTAAATACGGGTTTGGTACCTACGGTATCCCCAAGTACGGTGAAGTAGACGCAAACCGTCTTTACTACGCCTCTGGAATTTTTGGGTGGTCTTATGATTACCAATCTATTTCTTTAACTTGGAAGTCTATTCTTAGTGATCCAGCTGATGCCCCATACGTTCCAATTGCTTGGCGTTTAGTTAGAAGTTACATCGGAGTTCCAGACAACCCTTATGTAGGAGACGTAATTGATTCTGGAGATCTTCCAGCTAGTTTTAGGCTTACGTATCTTGACACTGACCCGCAGCTTCTTGAAAACCACGAAGTTACATATACAATTTGGGTATTTACTGCATCTGTAGACGGAGCTGGAGTTGTAGACTCTTACACAAACAGTAAGTGGATTAACTGCGGCAGTACTACGGTAAACACCGTTGCTCAAACTAAAACTTCAGAATATTTTAAACGTTGGCTACCTGCCGCCTGGTTAAATGAATCTGTAGGTACAGGAGACGCTGTAGGAGAATCTGAAGATACAGAGCTTAGCAGAGTTATAGACGCATACAGTTTTGCCTACGATAAGATAAAAGTTCAAGCGGAGTTGTTGCAAAAATACGCCGATTCAAAAAATATTCCATCAGTACTATTAAAAAATAAAGTTACTGATCTTGGTTTTTTGTACGAGCCTTCTTTAGGAGACACTTATCATCGTTCTCTATACAGAACTGGTAACTACATTAACTCTGTTAAAGGAACTAGCGCAGGAATCACTGCCTATTCAACTTCTTTAACCCACTGGGGAACTTCTGTAACTATTGGTAAAAATTTAATGCTTGACTATAACGACTCTTCTTTTGAAGAATCTGCAGGTCGTTGGGGGCAGTCATTATCAAGTACTTTTTGGGGCGGAACTTTAACAAGTATAAGTGCTACAACTTTAACTCATGGAAAATACGCTACCTCTTTAGCAGACCTTGGCATAACTATAACTCCGCCAACCCCGGGAATTTATGATTCTGTGTACCCACCAAGATCTAAGGGGTATTTAAAATTTAAGGGCACAGCAGCCACCTACTCTGAACAAAGGTACATACGATTGCCTGCTGAAGATGGCTCTGCAAGAAATTCTGCTACAGGTAGAGACATTAAGCAAGGAATTCCAGTGACGCCTGGAAAACGTTATATTTTTACTGGTTGGGTGCGTTCAAAAAACGCTAGACCTACTGTAGGAGCTCAATATTTAGCACCAAATGCAAATTATACAGTAGCAGCAATAATTTTATTTTTTGATAAAAATAACACTTTTATATCTTCTGGTATATTCAGCCCCCTTGTTCGCCCTACAAATAGTTGGCAAGAATTTGTTACCGGACGTGTTGAAACTGGTGGAGCTCAATATACTGACAGAGTAGGGCAAATAGCACCTGCTAATGCTGCGTATGCTGCTGTTGAAATTATGGCAGAAACTGATCACGTAATTGGTGATCTGTATTTTGACATGTTTCAATTTGCTGAAGCTACTGGAGACTATGTTTACGAAGACTCACGTCTTATTAACGTAAACATTGAAGCTGATGTAGAAAACTACATTCTTAACCCTAGTTTTGATTCTGGTACAAGTTGGTGGCAAGCATATAACGCAGATTTAGTGCAAGATTTTAATCCTCCCTCAACCGCTAAAATATTTGGCACAGCTGTAGCAAAAGTAACCGCTCTTTCAACAGACACCGCTGCTTTAATATCTGACTGGCAAACAGTTGAATCAGGAACCCCTTACACCGTAGGTTTTTATGTAAGCGGCCCTGTTGGAAGAACAGCAATTGTTAGAATTGAGTACTCTTCTAAACAATCTTATGAAGAACAAGTAGAGATTTTGTCAGATACCGACGGTAAGTACTACCCTACAGATGCATACTATGCAGATAGTTCTCCATTAATATTAACTGCTACTGCCCAACGTGCTTCAGTTTACGCAAGCTCCCCGGTACAGGGAGAGGACTACAGCAATCCTTTAGTTAAATCTTCAGTTTATTTTCCAGATGCACAAGAAGGAGACGTTTTTTACGTAGATTCCGTAATGATGGTAGAAACACCTGTAATAAAAGATTATTTTCAAGG